TAGTAATTGGTTGAGTTCATTGTTAATTGGTTCAGCTTTAATAACCTGACCAGAAACAATATCGGCAACACTCTGTCTTGTATAACCCGCCATTTAAAGTCTGTCCCCTACTCCGAATGTCACTACAATGCCTTGGACACTGTGAGACGCATTTGTGTCATTTGTAACGTATCTAAAAGATACTGATTTTCCCGAACCTGAAACATTGACCCTTTGAACGGGGGATGGGTTGCCACTCCAAATAGTAGAAGAGTCATTAAAGACAGCTTCGTTATAGTAAGCAGCAGCACCTTCGGTGGTCAGTGTAAAGTTAGTTGGATTTAGAATGGTGGTATCATCGTAGTCAAAAACAACTGACATTACGATCTCGTTATCACCTTCCGACCTTAGGTACGTAGCAACAGTATAAATAATCTTACGTTGCTCTGGATCTTGCATGTGCAAGAATGGTGTCTGGTAAAGACTTACGATGTTTTGCCCACCAAAGCTGTTACCTGATTCCTGCCTGTGGACTTTACCACTGGAGTCACCGTGTATTACGTACTCTTCTTTGTCAATGTATCCACTGTCAGCACAAGTAACCTCAATGCCAAGCATTTGACTAAACTCAAAGTTAATGCCACCTTGTTGGTTTTGACGCAAACCCCCAAGTAAACCGTTTCCACTCTCTACATTATAAAACAGTCTAAACTGAGATTTACCCCTAATGAGAACAGATGATACAGCATCAAGGTCATTAGTTAAGATGACATCCGATATAAACGATTGAATGTTTTTAGTAAGAGTTTCTAAGTTTACATCACCAATCTTGTCTGTACCTGAGATAGGTCTGATACCATCCTGTGACAAAAAGATTAGGTCACCACCAATTTCAATAACACTGTCTGAGGCTAGGCAACCAAGGTCATCTGTTACGTGCTGTACAGCCCAGTCTGAGATGTTGTTTCCTACGATCCTTTTAATATTATTTGTACCAAATACAAACAAGGAATCACGAAATGGTTTTATTGATACGACAGGAAAACCTACGTTAATTACACCTGCACCATCTACAGGTGACCACTTGATTTCGTCTGTTGGTGCACTAAAGTAAACATTGTGAGGTTCAGCAGGATCACCTGCAAGCCACATGTGGTTCTTAAACACTGCAGCAAACTTAGGGTCTGTAGGAGCATTAGCATGTGTAATCTGGGTGTAAGTTGTGCCATCGTATGTGGCTGCAGGGTTTACACCGTCTGTTAGAATAACCTTTGGAGATCCCCAGTTAAATCGAGTGAACCGTACCTTAGACACACCCGTCATTGTAGGTGATCCAGCAGTGGTTACCGCCACCCAAGAACTTGTTGCTGTATCCCAGTAGTGTAGATAGTTACTTCCTACAGAAGGCTTACGTGCAGCAAGAATGCCATCATTGATACCAGCAGCTACTGCCACACCTAGAACACTGCCAGAGCTGTCCCCTGGAACTACACCGTAGTCGTTAGTGTAACCACTCACACGTCTGTAACCACCTGTTGTAGCAGGCTCGTAGTTAAGGAGAGAGATAGCAGATCCAGGTTGCAACTCACCTTGGGACAAAACGTCCCTGTTAAGGTTTAAACCACCCTGTGAAAATACCTTAAATGAACCTAGGTTGTCTGCCATTACGTAACTCTTCCAAGGGTTACACTAGAACCAGAGCCACCTACTAGAACAGTAGAACGAATTTGAAGGTGTTCATCAATGAGAACCCTACGCATTGTCTTGATACCATCTTGGAAGTTCTGTTGGTGAATTGATGCACTTTGTTCATTTGATCTGAACCGCATCATGTACATCATAGCACCATCAATAATGACACTCTTAAATCTGTTTGGGATAACTGAGACATCGTTGTACAACGTCAAGTCAGCTGGGAAAGACCAGTAAGAATACTCAACTTCGTAAGCTGCATCAGGGATAGGAGAAACACCAAACTTTTCTTGGTTTGTTTGGAACACTACTCTAGGTGCTGCTGAACCTGCAGAGTTGCTGGTGTCATCCGACTCACGATACTTTTGGATGTATTCGTCATACGGAATAGTTGGTAAAAAACTAGGGGAGTTATTTAGTGAAGTGGACTTCTTAAGATAAAAAGTTTCCCAGTCAGCACTAGAATAATTAGAAGGAAAGGAATAAGTGTTCACACCTGCTGTTAAAGGCTGTGTGTAAGTAACTCTGAGGAAGGGCCACTCTTGGCCTGTCTGAAGAATACTTCTGATAGAGTTATTGATAGAGTCTTTAGCAAGAGCTTGTACGTTACGTGCAGTATCAAAGCCAGAACCCTCAGTATCCAAGGTGACTTCGTTTAGTCTGCGAAGCAATTCATTAACTAAAGAAACGTAAGTTGTCATGTCTGTATCCTAAAAATAGGTAAGCTGAAGGGCCAGCCTCTAAGAGACCAGCCCGACAGGTTCTGTAGACTTAGGCCAAGTTGTAACGTGCTGTTACAAGGGCTTCTGGTCTCAGGATTTTTCTCCCGTACAGATGCATACCACGGACGATATCAGCAAAGCTGTCTGGGTCACGGTATGTTTCTGTTTTGTTGATCTGCTCAGCAGTAGCAACTGCGGAGTCATGACCAGCTACGATAGCACCAAAGTTAGTGCTTTGGGCGGCTGTACCTGTTGTATCTGCACCAGTACCAATAGAAGGCAAGTTGTTGGAGACATAAACACGGAAGCCATTCCAGTTGTTGATAACCAGACCATTGCGAAGAGCACCTGAATTGCCGAAGTCAGAATTCAAGAAACGTGAATCTTCGTCCATCAAGATTTCCATCATGATCGGGTCAATTACAACCCATCTACCATCTTTGTCAACAGACTTCTGGTCAAGCAAACGACCCATACGTGCAATCAACATTGTTGGGGATACGTATGCTGTTGGAAGTGCTGTTGCACCTGGAAGACGAGCAGCAACTGGGATCGAGTCACCAGTTGTACCAGCAGTTGTGATATTACCGAAGTCTGGACGAGACAGTTTGTTTACCGCCAAGAGTTCGTCAGTACCAGCAGTTGTGTCTGCTTTGGTGCCGTTTACAGTGTCATTCACTGTGTCTGCGTTACCGTGAAGAGCAGACTGCTTGTAGCCTGTCAAGTAACCCAGAACTTCTTGGTCATGCTGGTCAGCCAAACGGAAAGCCGCACGGTTGGTAGCAAGATCAATAAAATTCACGTGTGAATGTGCTTCCTCGATATCGTCCATCTTGAAAGCAAAATAGTTAGCTTTATCAACAACTAACGAGAAGTCGGCATCTGTCAAATCTTGTGCAGCAATGGTTGTACCACGTGCATAAGCAGATACACTCACTTCTGGCTCTTTAATAATTTTGACAGTATCGCCTTGGTTGGCAATCTCACCAAAATAATCAGAGTTAGTGATGTCGCCTACAACTGTGCTCTTACGAAACGCCAGCTGTGTTTTCTTAGAATAAATGACACTTGAAAAGTTGCCATTGGGGAGGTTGGTGTAACCCCCTGCGGATGCGAAAGCCATGTGAAATCCTCCATGATGTTGGCTTTTTGAATAAAAGCTAAACACCTTAAAGAGGCTGTTACTTTTCTAGGGTGCAAGTAATGTATCAGTTGCGCAACCGATTACTACTTGGGCCTATACTTGAACAGGTGGTTCTTTATAGTTTAGACTTTTTAAAGGGAAAAGTATCAATAGAGGTAGTCCACTAGGGAGGCTCTATACAAGATACGAGTAGTTATATTGAACACTTTGTCTGTGTCAATAGTTTATCTGGCACCGCCAGACATATCATAGACAAACTTACCTTTGCGCATTGCTTCAGTAATTTCATCCTGACGTTTCTCAAACTCCTGTGTAGACATCTTGGCTACGTCAGACTCTTTAATCTGTCCTTGTAACCCTTTTGCATCAATAGAAGTACGAGATCCTTTGGTAACAGTAGATGCAGCAGCCTTCTTAGATTGTGTTCTGGCTGCTGGTGTCATACCGTTATCAACTTTGTAAAGATCAATAACACGAATTACAGACGCAGGGTCATCCATGTTCTCATACAGAGCATCTTTAACCCACTTAGGCTGTTCGTCAGCCCAATCGTGGAAACTCTCTGAGGATCTTAATTCATCGAAGTCATCATGTGTCTTACGGATCTGGTTCTCAGCCTTTATCCGTAGAGCTTCATTGTGAGCTTCATCTAACTCTGATAAACGTGACTCAGCTTTACTAAATAGTTCTTTAGCTTTCTTAGCTGCGATTGTCTCAACAATACCTGCTACGTCTGGGTACTCCTTGGACCAAGCCTCAATGTCTTCATCAGACTTAGGGGGAACGATATTAGCACGTTTAGTCTTAGTACTTAGAGCTTCTAACTTTTCGTTAAACTCTTTCTCTTTTTCCTGCATGTGCCTGCGTAGGTCACCGTAACGTTTCTTAAAGGATTTCTCCTCAGCACTCAGGTTAGAGTCATCTTCTTGTGTTTCGGATGCCTCTTGGGTTTCTTCTTGTTGGGTATCGTCAGTGGCCTGTACCGAGGTGTCCTCAGTATCTTCGCCACCGGATTCACTTTCAGTAACTTCTTCACCACGAGCTTCTGCCTCAAGACGAGCAATCTCTGCTTCTTCCTGCTCCAGTCTTTTCTGTTTACGAGAGTAGTTAGAACCACGTTGAACGAAACCTGCAGACTTAGGAGATTCCATTGTTGTCATATTAGCCATATTATTTTCCTTATGTTGGGGCCAGCACTATTGCTGGGTAGCCTTATTATTCTATGGTACTTATTTCTTTTTCTTCTTAGGGGCCATTAGACCACCTTTATTGTTAGCTGCCCAAGTTGAGGGGTCATTTGCGTCAAACTCTTTACCAGAGGCTGCGTAGTCCGACACTTGCTTATCTATTATTTTTTCCATGTCAGACTCACCTTGAGCCTTACTTCCCGTAAAAGACTTCAGATCTTTGAATGGATCATCATCATTGTTGTTGGATACGGATTGAGACATTACAATCTCTTCGTCAGCAGCCTTTTCCTGAGCTGTTTGATTTCTGACTTGTAAAGCTCTAGTGTTATTCTTAATCATCTCAGGAGTATAGGTAATTTTACCATCTTCAAGTTTATACCTCATACCCATTCGATCCATAACAGTTAGAGCATTCTTATTACTCTCGCCTCTAAGATCATCAAAGAAGTCTACAATGGCTGGCTGTTCAGCCATGAAATCTTTAATCATCCCATCAATAGATTTAGCCTGTTCGTCCATACCTTGAGCACGAGCAATCTCTGCTGCAGCTCTTAGGTTGGACACTTGGCTTAAAGCTTGAATACCTAATCCTGCTCCTACTGCTGCAACACCGACTGGACCAGCAAGGGCTGACAGACCTTGGAGTACACTTCTTGCACCCCTCCCCATTTGGTTTTTAAGAACACTGTCTGCGTATGCCTTTGGATCAGACCAGTCTACACCAAGACCCCAGTCTTTAGGATCTTCACCTTTTTCTGGCTCAGGGAAGTCTGGTTTATCATCTTTGCTACTTGCTTGGGACTGAGCTTTCTTAAGAGCAGAGGAGCCTTGTTCGTAATAAGGAGGTTGAGTAAACTTCTCCATTGCTGGGTTCTTCAGTTTACCGCCAACAAACTCTACAATCTGTGTGCTTCCATCTGCAGAATTAATAAATGTTTTAAAGGTT